CCTGTCGCGTTGCCGTTCTTTCTTCAGGTGGCATTGTTTGCAGGTTGCATCAGGTGACAGTACGCCACATTGGATGCAGGGTTTCTGGAACTTCACCAATCGTTAGCCCTACGCCTAGTCAGTGACCAAGAGCCCTGTGTGAAGTCACCCTCGCGTTGTTTGCGGTAATAGTAGTCGCGGTTGTCTGGGAAGGTGCGGTTGTTTGCGAAACGGTAAGCAGAGTCTGAGTGGATGGTGCTGCTGTTGTCGTGACCTGTGATTATGTCGAGGAGGGTGATGGGGATTCCATTGTGTTCCACTCTGCGCTGGTAATCGTTGTCCTCACAAAAGGCTGGATAGATGGCTTCATCGAACAGCCCTATCTTCTCCACAACCTGTTCACCTACTGTGAAGGCGTGCCAGTGAGGGAAGCTACTGATGAGGGTGAGCTCTGAGGGTGAAGCCCACGCGAGCTTCTCTAGTTGTCCAGGCTCAAACCACATGTCATTGCTTGCGAAAGTCCAACGATTGTCTAACGGGAAGAGTTTGATGCCCAGGTTCCATGACCCTGCCACACCCAGGTTCGATGGCATGGGCAGGTAGGTGGTGAGCTCTACGCACTCTGGCACATGCACCTCCAGGTCCTCCTCAACTTTGGATGCACCGTTGTCAATGATGAGCAGGTGCTTGATGGGGTAGTCAATGCTTTGCAGCATTCTGTCGAGCAGGTCATAACGGTTCAGGACAGGGATGATGAGGTTAGGGATCATGAGACACCCTTGAAAGTGTGGCCTTCTAGGTTGAGGTTGATGAAGGGGTTTAGGGAGTGGATTTTCACAGGGTAAGCCTGCTCCAGGTAATCCTTCATGAGCTTATGGTGGCGGTCATATAAGGTCCAGAGTGTGTGGCCTCCCTGCACCTGGTAATCGTTCACGCGGTCTTTGCCGTCAATCTGTCCACAGTCAGCACCCACCAGCATGATGAAACTTGCTCCAAGGTGTGCTGCTAAGTGCATTGCCCCATGCAGGCTCGAGGAACCGTAAGCAATCGTTCCCTGTTTAGGTGTGTGGGATGTGAGGGGATTCCATGAGGATCCTGGTGGTCTGTCATAGTTTGTGGGTGCTGTCACCAGGTGTCCTGGTTTCTCACCCTGCCAAGGCTCATAAGTGAGTGTGTCTCGCTCGATGGTGACTACAGTGCCACAGTCAGAGAGTAGGTCTCTCGCGTTTGCGTGATAGTGAGTGAAAGCGTAGTCAGGGTCATGCCCTAGAGCTCTTGCGCTGAAGTTAGTTGAGACAGTGATTTTGTCATGGAGGAACTCAGGTGTGATGAAGTTTAGGCTAGGCCCAGAGCCGAGCACCCAGAC